GCCGACGAGATCGCCGCCCGGCACGTCCTGGCCGGGGTCCGCGACGCCTACCTGCTGGGTGGGCACGCCACCGCACTGACCGTCGGCGCGGCACTGTCGTCGACCGGGGTCGACCTGGAAGCCATCACCGTCCTGGCCACAGACACCCACGCCGACCTGCTCGCCGCCACCACGCACATCCGCTCGTCCACGAAGGACCTGATCCGCACCCTGGCCCGTGACCACGTCGCCGACCGGCTGTACACCGGGCAGACCGCGGTCCAGGCCGGCCGGGACCTCGCCCGGGAGCTGAAGGCCAAGTCCGTGTCGGCGATCGTCTACAAGGACGGCTCCCGCCACGGCCTGGGCAGCTACTCGGAAATGGTTCTACGTACGAAGACAGCGGAGGCCTACCAGGTTGGGGGTTTCAACCAGGCGAGCGCGTTCAAGGTCAAGTACATGGAGATCCAAGACGGGCCGAATTGTGGCTGGGAATATCACGATTCGCCCAGACAGGCCAACGGGATGATCGTCACCGTTGACGAGGCCCGCGCCTACCCCCTGAGCCATCCGAATTGTCGACGCACAGCGCTCAGTCGACCGGACCTGAAGTCCCTGGATGGTGCGCACCCGATCGGCCCGCAGTTCACCGCCGCCCAGCTCGCCGACGCGGCAGCCGGCGGGGACGTGGCGTTTCCCCGGATGGCCCGGCGGGCGAACGGCACCCTGGCTCCGGTCGCGGCGATCGCCACGGGCCCTGCTGCTAAGCGTGTCGCGGCCCTGCAATCGGGCACGGGGCCGGCGGTCGCGCGGGTCGCCAAGCTCCAAGCCAAGACCCCAGCACCTGCCGCGGAACAGTTGAAACCCCTGTCCCGGGCGGAGGGGTGGAAACCCCTGTCCACGGCGGAGATCCTGGCCCGCGGCGACGGGTCCGCACTGGCCGGCCGGGTTGCCGCCAGGACCACGGCCATGTACGTCCGGGGCAACACCACTGTCCGCCTCGAGGTCCCCATGGGCCGGTACACGACCGCGGGCCTGCTGGCCGACGTCGCCAAGGTCAGGGCCAAGACCGCCGCCCAGCTCGGTGGTGTCCCGGTGTCGTTCGTCGTCCCCGCCAAGGACGCCGCGTTCGCAGCAGGTCCCGCCCAGCTCAGCGCGTACGTGATCCGGGGCGACACAAGCGTGTACCTGCACCCGCAGCTCGCTGATGGTTCCCGGGGCGACACGGCGTCCACCAAACCGCGGGGGTTCTTCATGCCGGCCGCCCGGGAGGTCAGGTTCCGGGAGTACACGATGACCCACGAGCTGGGTCACGTCCTTGACGGGGTCAGCGGCAGCACGTTTGAGGGTTTGGGCGGGATCGACCCGTCGGGTGCGTTGTGGCATGCGACCCAGCCCACGGCCGGGGCGTCCCGATTCCACCTGGCCAACCGGAACGGGCCCGGGACGTCGGACTACGGGTTCTCCTCCCCTGCTGAGGGGTACGCGGAGGCGTTCGCCCAGTGGACCCAAGGTGGGGGCTCTGCCCACGCTGACGCGTACGCGAAGCAGTACCGGTGGGTCCGATGAGCCCGGACCTTGGGTCGGACTTCTTGGACCCGGCACTCATGGACTGGGCGGCCGCGACGGACACCGTGGTCTACCTTGCGGCGAAGGCTGGGATTGGTCAGGCGGTCGCTGAGCTGGCCCGGCGCGAGGCCAAGGCGTAAGGGGCGTGGCGTGTGGCACACCACGGGTGACGGGGCCATGATGGGCCCCATGACCAAGCCTCCTGCCCAAGGCGACAGCCCCGTCGCCACCACCATCACAGACCCGCCCGCCCACGCCGTAGCTGGCGAACACACCCCCGAGTGCGGGGGCGTGAAGTGCGGCGGACCACACTGCCCACCACCTGCGGACTGGCCGGGCTCAGTGCTGCACGCCGTCCACCTCGACATCAACCTGGCCGGCAACGGCACCGTGACCGTCGACGGCCACGACCTGTCCCACCTGGTCGCCCGAGGCGGGGGCACCATCCAGGCCGGCGACCAGAAGACCCGCCTGACCAAGGTTTACCTCGAGCTCATGGCTGGCGCCAGGTATGACGGGCCCGCGGAGGTCACCGTCTTGGCGAACGTCCCGGTCGTGGACTTCCTGACCTCGATCAACCCCGGGCAGCTGTCCAAGGCTGCGTTGGCGCGCGGGTTCAACACGGACCCGATCGTGTCCGCCCTGGCTGTGCTGATTGAGCAGGCGCAGGCAATCGCGCCCGCCGACGACACCGAGCCCGCAACGGAGGCACCGGAATGAGCAACCTGGTCGACTACGCCAAGTCGGAGCTGACGCTCGCCGGGCTGTTCGACAAGGACAGCGACTACGACGGGATGCTCGGCGACGCCGCGCTCGACATCGTGGCCAAGTTCGCCAGCCAGGGCCATTCCGGGATGAGTGCCGAGCTCGTCACCCAGCTGGTCACCAAGCTGATGCGCTACGAACCGATCACACCGCTGACCTACGGGCCTGAGGAGTGGACGTACGTGGCCGACGACCTGTGGCAGAACAAGCGCAAGGGTGACGTGTTCTCTGCCGACGGCGGTAAGACGCACTACACGACTGGTCAGAGCGATGCTCAGGTCGAGCCCGGATGAACCTGGATCTGGGGCCGCTGTTCGCCCAGGGCCAGGACCTGGTCGAGCAGGCGATGGCCACGGGCGGCACCAGAGTCACGGGCCGCCGCGGTGAGGACCACGTCGACACCGACCCGGACACCCTGGAAGAGACCACGGTCCTGGCGGAGGTGACCACGGCCGACCGCGTCGCCCTGCTCATCCCCCAGGGTGGTGGACCGCAGGGACAGCCCATCCCGGGGACCCCGGCCGCAGACACCCAGTGGCGCCTCATCCTGCCCGTCGCTGTGACGAACGTCGCGGCCGGTGACATCTACACCGTGGACGCGTGCCGCGACCCCAGGCTCGCCGCGGGCGCCCGGTTCAAAGTGGTGGGCGTCCCGGACTCCTCAGCTGGTGCGTTGCGGACCCTGATCGTGACCAAGGTCCCCTGATGGCTGACCGGATCATCGAGGTCACCTACGCGGGGACCCTCCTCGACCTCGAAGAGGTCGGCCACCAGATCGGCCAAGTCATCGAAACCAACGTCCGCGAGTACGGCATGCACCTGCAGAACCAGGTGAGGGTCAACGTGTCCACCGGGTACCACACCCCGGGGCGCCCGCACCTGCCCGGGACCGGTCCGGGACCGAACGTGGCCACCGGGGACTACCGGCGGACCATCGCTTTGGCTGTGGCCTCGGAGACCGTGGATGGTGAGCGGGCCCTGGTCGCTGACGTGTACACGAACAGCGTGCAGGGTGCCCGCTTGGAGTACGGGTACATCGGCCCCGACTCCCTGGGCCGCCTGTTCAAACGCAGCCCGTTTCCGCACTTCGGGCCCGCAGCAGACCTGATCGGGCCGGCGTTCGAGTCCGCGACCATCGATGGTGTCGACGCTGTCCTGGCCGCGACCAAGACCGGGGGTGGGGCCGGTGCCTGATCCGATCTGGCAGCCCCAGGTTGTCGTCGCCCAGCTCGTCGTATGGCTGTCGGCCGGGTTGCCTCCGACGATGGGCGGGAAGCCGTTGACCGGGTGGCCGGACGACCCACCCCCGGACGTGGCCCTGCCGTTCTTCACCGTCGAGGTACTGCCCGGCTCAAAGCCGACCGCGGCGGCGGCCGTGTCGGGGTACCACGACGTGATGGCCCTGGCGTTGGGGATCCGGGCCGTGGCCGCCACCAAGACCGCCACACGCGCCCTGGCGGACCTGATCCGGGCCCGGGTCGCCGCGCGCACACGCGCCGCGGGGTACGTGAACCCGATGGACCTGGACGCTGTGAAGGTCATCGACCGGGAAGCCAACTACGACGGGTTCCCCGACCTGGTCGCCGGCCTGTGGCAGCAGCACGAGACGTACACCCTCACCTACCAACGCCCCTGATTTCATACCAGGTTTCATACCGCAACCACTGAAAGAGGAACCCCGGATGACCTTCTCAATCAACGCCACCGTCGTCAGCATCGAGCCGCCCGACCCTGGCCGGTCCGGCGCCCAGCTGCTGGCTGTCGCCTCCGAAGTCGTGACCATCTTCGAGCGTGAGGTGCCGGCGATCTACTCCAACACTGAGGGCAAGATCCTGCGCGCGAGCATCGACCTGATCTTCGACGGCGACGGTTCGCCGCTGACTGTCGGTCAGGTCGTCACGCTCACCGGCTCTTTCACGGCCAAACCATCGACGGGATGACCTGAGCGGTAGGGTCAGCCGCAACGAGCTGGGCCGGACGGGAAGCACCAAGACCCGCAATTAACGGCCCGCGGGTACCACTACCGCACCGCATAGAGGGAGGCAGCCCCCGTACCGGCAGAGTCCGGTGCGGGGGTCTCCTGCGCCCCCACGTCCCGCTATCGTGGCGTGTCACATGCCCCAGGTGACACGGGCGGCTAACGTGGGGCACGAGCAGCGGACCGCGCCGCTGGCCAAGCATGCGTACTCAGTTCGCGCGGACGACGGCACGCCCAACCTGTGGACGCCGCGGCTACC